ACATCCACTTTCCGTTCCACGATGAGGCCGCGCTTATGGTGGCACTGGAGCACGGCCACAAAGAAGAATGCGATACCGTCATCCTCAACGGAGACACAATCGAAAACTACGGCGTTTCAAGGTGGGAACCAGATCCACGCCGGCGCAATCTTCAACACGAATTACAAACGTGCCGGGAAGGTCTTACCATGATTCGTTCGGCATTTCCGAAGGCTGACATCTATTTCAAGTTCGGCAATCACGACGACCGATTAGAGCAATACCTAAAAAAGAACGCGCCGTTGCTGCTCGATGTGCCAGAATGCACTTTGGAATCCTTGCTGAAACTGGACGAGATGAAAATCAAAGTTGTCAGGTCAAAACAGGTAATCAAATCCGGCAACTTACTAGTCCTGCACGGCCATGAACTGCCGAAAGGACTTGCCAATCCGGTATGTGCGGCCAAGCGGTTATATGACCGACTCAGGACTACCAGCATTTGCGGACATTTCCACCAGCATTCAAACTACACGGATGCTATTGGCATCATCAGCGCGGGTGACAAGAAAGTGACAAGCTGCTGGACTACCGGCTGCCTGTGCGACCTCTCACCAGAATACGCAATCAGCAACAACTGGACGCATGGATTTGCCATTCAGGACATGCAAGCCGACGGCAATTTTTCCTTGTTTAATCTGATGATTATCAACGGAAAGGTGCATTGATCCTACATAGGGTTTGCATAGGGTTTGACTAGGGTTTGACTATGGTTTGACTAGGGTTTGACTAGGGTTTGACTAGGGTTTGACTAGGGTTTGACTAGGGTTTGACTAGGGTTTGACTAAGGTTTGACTAGGCTAGCCACAAGTAGGCAAAAAAAACGATTTACCGGCGTTACGTGCATTGTTTCGTCATGCTTGGCGATTACTCGACACATTTTCAAGGCTTATTTTTCCTTGTAGAATAAAGGAAAATGAAAATACTTGAAAAAAGTTCTTGCGTTTTTTCATCCACAGGGCTACTTTTGCGCCGTCAACCAATAACAACAATATGACCTCTAATTTCCCAATCACAATCAAAGCAGCACAAGCAATCGGAATGACAATTTCCGAAGCCACCAACAACGAGCGCAAAGCCAGTTTATTGGCTGGAAAAAAACTGCGAGAGTTGGGTTATGTTCGTAAATACTCTCACCTTACATGGGACAAAGGAATGAAATGGTTTTCGCCCGATGGCAATGTTTACGACACCAACAACACGACTGTTCTAGGTTACGCATTAGCATAACAAAACAGGGGCGCGACTGCAACGCGCTAATTTTACCACAATAAACCAAAACAAACAACGCGCCGTCAACCAACACCAACACAATATGAAAATGACAGTAGAAATTAAACGCCACGGATTTGAACTGCTCAACGAGCAAGGCGAAATCGTAATGACATCTGAACCAGCCAACAAGGGCAAGTTGCATCGTTGGCTGAATAACAATGGCTACAAGCCATCTGCTACCGTCGCGGATCAATGGGAAAAATAATCACAATGAACCAAAAACAACGCGGCGCAATCCTTGTAGAATAAAGGAAAATGAAAATACTTGAAAAAAGTTCTTGCGTTTTTTCATCCATCGGGCTACTTTTGCGCCGCCAACCAATAACAACACTATGACACGCAGCGAATACAATACCATCAAAACACTTATTACCATGATTGAGATCAACCACGTAAGCGCAAGCGATTTTGCAAATTACGATTGCCTCGGACTTATACCTGACAACAAAGAGTCAAAAATTATCCACTTGCAAAAACTGATGATCGACGCGCTTGAGGCCGGACTTACTGAGTAACCAAAACAGGGGCGCGACTGTAACGCGCATTTTCAATTTCAACCAATATTAGCCATGATAACAGCAGCAGAAATCAACGACCAAATGCGCGACAACGCAATGACAAAACAAGCGGCAGACTTTGAAGCTGTCATGCAACAAATTCGCGATAGTTTTTACGACTTGCCAGCACCGGGAAGCGACTATCTTAAATGGGGACACGTTGGCAGAGCGGAACATGTCGTCACTGAACTGCGCGACATTGTCAATTTTCTCAAACGCTAATCTCCCAATGAACCAAAAACAACGCGGCGGCAAACGCATCGGGTCAGGCAGAAAGCCTGGCATTAAAAAAGCACGCAACAAGATTGCTCGAAGTATCACGTTGCATCGCGACACGTGGGCAAAGATCGAACGCAAGCGCGGCGAAAAATCTCCATCTAAATTCATCGAATCAAAACTATAACTATGAAAACACTGAACGAAAAATACGCTGAAAACACACTGAAATACTGCAACAGAAACCGGAAGCGTCACACCCGCTTGAAAACCATCCTTACTCGCATTGCCACGACACTGGTAATCGGCGCAGCAACATATTACCTTTCGCGTTATGTGGGATGACCGAGACGACGACTACCGCGAGGAAGTCCGCAACTACATCCGCTGCAAGGACGGATTGTGCGGTGCTGACGACTGTCCGACATGCAGGCCGGGAAACTTTACGGACGCAATTTGGAATGAGGACATCGAGCAATCAACAATCGAAAACGACTAAATATGACAACACCAAAACAAATTGACGACGGCGGCAGCGTCACCGCTGATTTGATATGCCAGAGGCATGTTGCGGAAAACGTAATTGCAGAAGAAAAAGTGAAATCTGTCGGAGGATTATCCGTTCGCGACTATTTCGCGGCGGCGGCTTTGCAGGGATTGCTTGCTACTTACGATATAACAAAAATACACCCAGCATTGCGTGAGAAATACAAAGTCGAACACATGCCGATTATTGCGGATGAAAGCTACAAACTGGCAAATGCAATGCTCGCTGCAAGAAAGGAGGGCGCATGACCGACCACAAAAACGCATTGCTGGATTACTCGACTGACAGCCTCATCAAGATTCTCCGCGACTTACAGCGCAAGCACCAGCACGACCGCTGGGACATCGGCAGGATCGCAGCAATCAAATCCTTACTAAAGCAAAGGGGGATCGTGCTGTCATGATTCCAGAACACTCTCACTGCCGTGTGGCAGACCGGGAAACAGGCCCGTTGTCGTCGTCAAATGTTCAGGCGACGGCGGCAACGGGAAACAATCCGGTGACATTGTTTTTATACATCGCGGCGGACGCGCAGCATCTCGAGCCTTACAAGCTCACGTTGCCGTCCGAGCTTATCATTGCCGCTGCCGACGAGATCAACCAACTCCGTGAAAAGCTGCAAAGCGCAAAGCAGGAAATCACCTGCTGCATCCGTAAACTCGAAACCATCTATCAAAACATCGAAATCAAAACACTATGAGCAATCAACTACACAAACTAAAAATCGACCTATTGAAAATACCATCTGCCGCAATTAAGCCGGGCAAAAACGGCAGGACATACTTGATCATTGACGTTGAAGAAAGCAAGCTATTCCAAGGCAAAACCGCGCTTTATCTCGACATTGACATGAGGGAAAACCGCGACGGTGAGGATCAATACGGAAACACTCACATGCTTGTCATGTCACCTACCAAGCAACAACGCGAAGCAAAGGAGAAAACGCCTATTGTCGGCAATGCAAAGACCTACGTTTTTCCAGATAGGAACATGCCGCAATCATCGGCAGCGAAGCGGACGACAACTGATGATGACGATTCGGCCATTCAATTTTAACCTGCAAACAACACAAACACTATGAGCGAAATCACCGAAACAAAAAAACCGCGCACGTTGAAAGGCTTGCTGTCGGAAGAAAACGTCAAAGCGCAATTTGCGCTGGCATTGCCGAAACATCTCAACGCTGACCGATTTGCGCGAGTAGCAATCACCGCGCTTACAAGGACGCCGAAGCTGCAAGAATGCACACCGGAGAGCTTCATGAAGTGCCTGCTTGACCTGTCGGCACTTGGCATTGAACCAGACGGACGACGGGCGCATTTGATTCCCTACGGTAAAGAATGCACTCTCATCCTCGACTACAAAGGCATTGCCGAGCTTGTCATGCGCTCAGGAACAGTATCAAGCATTCACGCTGACAAGGTTTGCGAACATGACCAGTTTGTCAGCAATCGCGGCAAGATTGAAAAGCACGTTGTCGATTACAAAGCACCACGCGGCAACAGCTACGCTTACTACGTTCTGATTACGTTCAAGGACGGCACGGAGAAATCCGAAGTGATGACCCGCGATGAATGCGAGGCGATCCGAAAAAGATCACGCGCTGGAAACTCAGGGCCATGGGCGACGGACTTCGACGAAATGGCAAAAAAGACAGTTTTTCGCCGTGCATCGAAATGGCTCCCGCTGTCACCGGAAATTCAAGACGTTATCCGGCGCGATGAAGAAACAGAATATCGCAACGTCACACCGCCGCCACAGCCTGCAATTAACCCGTTTGCGCTATCGACACCTGAAACGACGGAAAACGCCGCCACGGTCATCGTGGACGCAACAGAACAGGAAGGAGGGAATGAGCCATGACACACGACGAAATGATTGCAGTGATTACGCACCATAAAAACGGGGGCAAGGTAGAACACAAAGCCACAGAGGGAAATTTTTGGAGACTAACTGAAAAACCTACATGGGATTTTGAAGCATTTGACTACCGCGCCAAGCCGGAACCGCTTGCGTTTTGGGCTGAACTTACGCCAAGTCGTAATGTTGGGAAAGTATCATTCAAGCAATTTACGGCAATCGACGGCGGAACAGTAAAAAAATTTGTGGAGGTGGAAGAATGATCATACTCGACACCGAACAAGGGAGCCTCGACTGGATCACGGCGCGGCTATGGCGTTTGACAGGGAGCGCGTTGAAATCGAACATCACGGCAACAGGCGCGTTGTCAAAGTCAAGTGCGGCCATTGCTGCAATCGACAAACTGATTGCAGGCATCGACGCGGCAAACGAAATGCGGACGAATCCCGATGCGATTGCCGGACTGGACGATTATGGACTACAAGAATGGCTTAGTCATTACACTGGCGAAAAATTCAGCGGCAACAAACACACCCGGCGCGGCAATGATCTTGAACCGGATGCGCTGGCAGCTTTGCAAGATCGAATCGGGATGCAGATTGACCCCGTTGGCATGTGCATCATGGGAGACGATCCGAACGGCGTTGTTTCATGCTCGCCTGATGGACTTATTTATCAGGACGGCATACTTGTGGCTGGCGCCGAAGTCAAATGCCCGACGCTGGCAACTTTTTACGGCTATCTGTTCGATGGCGGACTACCTGACGAATACAAGCTCCAGGTTCATGCAGGCATGGCAATCTGCGAAGTCGATCAATGGCACTTTGCCGCTTATTTCAAGGGCAAGCCGCTGTATTACGTCCGCGTTCAAGCAGATAGATTTACTGAAAAACTTGGAGACTCATTGCAAGATTTCCGCGCAATGTATGAGGATCAGTTTTGGAAGATTAGCAGCGTTATGAAGGAACTTTCACAAAACGAAAAAAGTGCTGCCACCGGCAGCGAAAGAAAAGATCATGAGCGAAATTGAAAAACTATTGCCGGTTGGTCAGCCACGACTTGTTAGCGGTTCTCCTGAACGGATGGCAATGGAGATATTGAGGACTGACATGAGGATCACCGATGCGAGGCTGTCCGACGCGATAGACCACGAGGAAGGGCTTAGATCATTGCATGACGCGGCGACTGACAGAGTGGCATTGCTGCGGTCAATCAAGCGAGATTTACAGGCGAGGGTGGATTCCATTTCTTCCGCGAACAGCCAAGCACAGGAAGGCAAAAGCTTTTCCTGATGAGATATGTTTTAACTTTATGACAATTATCCTACCAATAAAGCTCACAAACGGCAACACCGGACGCGGAAATGCCTGGTATATGTCGGCGGCGTTTCGTGAGAAAGTAGAAAAGAAACTGCGCAAGCTAGGACTAGCAAGATACCCGTTGGCAATGCCGGTAACGGTCACGGTAACGCGCATTCTGGGCAAGGGCGAACGATTATGGGATTCGTCTTCAATCTTGCGCGGAAACTGGAAGGAGATCGAGGACGCTCTTGTCGCAATCGGATGGTTTGTTGACGACTCGCCAAAACATATTGTATGGACAAACGGCAGGCAAGATGACACCCGGCGCGACAAAGGGCCAGCCGTAGAACTGGAGATTTTGCCACATTACAAAGATTGAAAAAAATGATTTACTTTTATCAAATTGCTGCTTAGATTGCGGCGGCACAGAAAACAAACTATGAAAACACAAGCTATGAATTACGATGAGTTTATCAATGGAAAGATACGCAAAGCCATGGAACATGGCTTTGTATTAAAGCCAATCACGGCAAGCCTTTTCGACTGGCAAAAACAAGTAGTGGAATGGGCGGTAAAAAAAGGACGCGCAGCACTATTCGAAGAATGCGGACTTGGTAAAACTCTACAACAACTGGAATGGGCGCATCAAGTCGTCATGGAGACATCCGGCGCGGCATTAATCTTGACTCCGCTGTCAGTCGCCAAGCAAACGGAATCCGAAGCGCACAAGTTCGGATATAATGCAAAGGTAGTATCCGAAGAATCGGAAATTACCGATGCGGGAATTTACATCACCAACTACGATAAACTAGATCACTTCGACAACGTGAACTTTGCCGGGGTAGTATTGGATGAATCCAGCATTTTAAAAAACTTCACAGGCAAAACACGGCGTCGATTGACTGATCGTTTTGCCGATACTCGTTTTCGGCTTTGCTGCACGGCAACACCATCGCCAAACGACTATACCGAGTTCGGGCAACACGCGGATTTTCTTGGCGTATGTTCGCCAATGCAAATGCTGGCGACGTTTTTCGTCAACGACACATTCAACACAGGCGACTGGCGATTGAAGAAACACGCTGAAACGGCATTTTGGGAATGGGTAAGTTCATGGGCGGCTTGCATCTCAAAACCGTCCGATATTGGATTTGATGACAAAGACTACAATCTCCCGAAGCTGAATCTTGTAACGATTATTGTGGACGTTGACGAAACGACCGGAGCGGATGAAGGAGAGATGTTCAGAGTGGCCACGCTATCAGCTACGACAATGCACAAGGAAATGCGCATGACCGCTCAACACCGCGTTGATGAGGTGGCAAAGTTAGTCAATCCATCGTCCGAATCGTGGATCGTTTGGTGCAACACAAATCTTGAAAGCGACATGCTCAAAAAAGCGATTCCAGACGCCATCGAGGTCAAAGGGAGCGACACTGCAAAATACAAGGAAAATGCCGCAAATGGATTTGTGGACGGCAAGCATCGCGTTTTAATCAGCAAGAGCGGTATCTTCGGATATGGTATGAATTGGCAGCATTGCCGAAACGTCGCATTTGTCGGATTATCCTATTCGTTTGAGGACTTTTATCAAGCCTTGCGCCGATCCTATCGTTTTGGACAAAAGCGGGAAGTAAATGCCTATGTCATACACGCGACGACCGAGGGGCCGATTATGAAAACAATCAAACGGAAAATCAAACAGCATGAGCAAATGCAATCGCAAATGAAGATTGCCGCTGAATGCTTCCGAGAATCTGCTAACAGAAAAAATGCTATGAAAACAACTATTGATAAAATGACGGGCGACGGGTGGGAAGTTTACCACGGCGATTGCGTGAGAGTGGCGCGGGAAATCGAAGATCATTCGATTGACTTCTCCGTGTTCAGTCCTCCTTTCGCTGATTTGTTCACTTTCAGCAACGATCCGCAGGACATGGGAAATTGCGATGGACTCGACGACTTTACTGCGCACTTTGAAATCCTAATCGAAGAAATGAAAAGGATCATGGTGCCGGGGCGCGAAGTTGCGGTGCATTGCGTAGACTTGCTTGCTACCAAGTGGAAGCACGGCAACATTCAATTTCAAGATTTCAGCGGTGAAATCATTCGCGCATTTTGGCGGCATGGTTTTTTGTTTCACTCAAGGATTTGTATATGGAAATCACCGGTGACAGAAATGCAACGGACTAAAGCGCATGGATTGCTTCATGCCACGCTAAAAAAAGACAGTTCAGATTCCCGCGTCGGATGCGCTGACTACCTGCTTGTTTTTAAAGCACCTGGCAAGAATCCAAAGCCGATCACCAAGGACGCAAATCAATTTCCAGTGTCATGGTGGCAAGAAGTCGCCAGTCCTGTATGGATGACAGTCGATCCAGGAAACGTGCTGAATAAAGACGGGGCGAAGGATCACAAAGACGAAAAGCACATTAGCCCTTTGCAGCTCGACGTGATCGAACGCGCCGTCACGCTTTGGAGCAATCCGGGCGACCTTGTTTATTCCCCGTTTACCGGAATCGGCAGCGAAGGCTATAAGTCGTTACAGCTTGGGCGGCGTTTTATCGGCAGCGAATTAAAGGAGTCGTATTTTAATCAAGCCTGCCAGAACCTAGCCAACGCCAAAGCACAATTAACTCTTTTCTAAGACCATGAAATACACCTGGATCACAATAGCAATCGAACACGGGGCGCACTTAAATTGTCAAAAATACATACGTGGCTATCGGGTCGCGGTATCATGGAAAGATAGGCTTCCTGTAATCGGAACTTACGCAAAGACATTTGAAGATGCGCTGACATCATTAAACAGCGCAATTCAAGACGACGCGGCTGACGAATGCTGTCCACCGCCGAAACTTGACAATCAACTGGAATGATGCAAATGGCGCGTGACGTAGAGTTACGGTAACGGCAAAGCGTTACGCGCTTACACATTGATACACTGTCAGCAAAAACCTTGACAAAACATACACAAAGCTGTATGATCCAGCATATGCAATTTACGAAACTATTTAATTCGATTCTTGATTCGACCATTTGGCAGGAACCGCTTGAAACGAAAGTTGTATGGATTACAATGCTTGCCATGTGTGACCGAACTGGCGAAGTTCACGCAAGCGTTCCGGGCCTCGCCAAACGTGCCGGGGTGACATTGCAGCAATGCAACGCGGCATTGGCCTGCCTAGAATCACCGGACGAATACAGCCGCACCAAGACACACGACGGGCGCAGAATTAGAGAAATTGACGGCGGATGGGAATTGCTGAATCACGCCAAGTATCGCGCATTGCTATCCGCCGAGGAACGCAGGGAATACAACAAAAACAAGCAGGCGCAATATCGCGCTGAAAAAGCCGAGCGGGAAAAGTGTAAAAATGTCAATGACATGTCAATGACAGTCAATGACAATGTATCAAATGCACACATAACAGATGCAGAAGCAGAAGCAGATACAAAGAAGAAGAAGAAAGCTATTACATGTCCGCAAGCGGACGTTCCAGAGATTGCGTTTATTTGGAGTAATTCACCGCCTGCCGGGAAAATGCGATCCAGCAAAAAGCAACTCGCTGAGGCATGGAAAAAGCTACGAATTAAGCCGACCATCGAAGAACTCAAAACCGGACTCGACGCATGGAACAAATGCCCTAAATGGCGCGATGGCTACGCGGAGGGGATACACATCTGGCTGACAAACGAGCAATGGGAAAACTTGCCTGAAGCTGCAACGAATAAACCAAACGGCCAGCATAAGGGAATCGAGGAAATTATCCCGCTCAGACGCTTGTGAAAATAATTGAAAAAAAGTATTGACTTGAATCAAAAACGGATTAAGATACGCGCATGTCCAACACCGCTAAGCAAATGAAAACGAAATCAAAAAAAGACAACTCACCTTTTGGCATTCATTCCGGCCCCAAGTGGGGAACTCCTGAACACGCCGCCGCAATGGCTGAATTCTACGCTGAAATCGAGGCCCACAATCTAGCCAAGTATGGCATGAAGGTTATCCCCGCAATGCCTATTATGTCCGACGCAGAGTTTAACCGCTTACAGGATCTGTCCCGCAGAATCCGATGAAGTCACGTGGCGGGGTTCGATCCCCCGCTCTTTATTCTCGTCACAACAGATACCGCTCAGACGCTTGTGAAAATAGTTGAAAAAATATATTTACAACAATCAAAAACCGAATAAGATACGCGCATGACACGCTACCTGATACAATACGAACTGGATGGCCAATGGATCACCTGCGCCACCCGCAAAAGCTACGATGCCGCAAAAGCGAAAGCCAAGGCAGAGCGTAAGGCAATGGCCGGAGCGCATGAAACGTCAGTGCTTTGCGAGGGCGATCCTGAATGCCTCCGCCGCAAAACCTGCGAACAATTCGAACTAGTATGAACAACCTAATCTTACCAGACTGGCTATCGTCATTAGACCGCAGAATTGCGGAAATGCCGGATGACACGGATCAAATCCAAGGCGCGGAATGTCAGCGGCCATTGTGCAGAATCGACAGGATGGCACCGATTGTTTACAAAGGCATGGAAGGATTCCCGACGCGCTACGATGAGGAATTGACGCATGACGAATGGTTTGCCATGTTCTGCCGCGCTAGGAACGTCGTGGAGCGCGGTGGCAACGTCCTGCTATGCGGAACACGCGGAGGCGGCAAAACGCGCATGGCTTGCGAACTGGCGCAAAGGGCGGCAATTCCACGCGGTAAGTCGAAACCGAAGCGCATTTACAAGACAGCAATGCGGATATTTCTTGAAATCCGCGCAACGTATCGCCGGAATAGCGCAATGACTGAATTGGAAGTCATGGACAATCTGGCGACATGCCGGCTGCTAGTGATCGACGAGGTCCAGGAGCGCGCTGAATCCGAGTTTGAAGCGCAGAAGTTGACCGCAATAATTGACGACCGATACCGCCACAAGCTCCCTACGATTTTGATTGCCAACTTGACCCCGCAGGCGTTTCAATCAACGCTCGGGCCGTCAATCTGCGACAGGTGCAACGAGGATGGTGGATTGCTGGAATTTACTTGGCCGAGTTTTAGGAACAACCGAGCACAGTCAGCCGCAGGATTGACTGATGTGATCTGGTGTAAACCAACTCATGGTTGATCTATTAACAACAATCGAAACATGAAAACAACCGAAACAATACTTATGCCGCCCGTTGACCTCGACCGACTTGTTCGGCCCCATGCTTTCATTGCGCCAAGGGGCTGGGCGAAACCTGACAAAGAATACCGAAGCCGCTTCAATTTCGTGTGGTGGTTCTGGCTGTTACGCATCCACACGCAACGACCCGACACGATGAACCCGCGAGTAATCCGCCTGATCTGGCTTTGCTTCGCGGTGGGGCTAGACATCTGGGGGCCAGAGTCGCGGGTGTATTGGCCGAACAGCCAAGATCGCCCGTCCAAATGATCTGGCGCATCGACATGTTATAAATCAATTCATGATTGACATATCAATTACAATCGAAACATGAAAACAACCGAAACAATACTTATCCCGCCCGTCAGAAAAGCTGGGCCCAAAAAAGAATATGACCAAGGAGAAATAGCGGCAACGGCCACCAAGTTCTTTATGGCATTGCTTGAAAAATATCCAGCAAGCACAAGGAACATGCATGCGCGATCATTATTCGACCTGCAAAACAGATCAAACGAGGCACTAAACAATCGGCAGGCGTTGATATACGTCCTTGGATGCAACGGATTTTCGCATAAAACGGCGGCAGACTGCTTAAAAATGAAAGAAGGAACATGCGTTTACATCTTTCGCCGGGCAGCGCAACGGTATCAAACCGAGCAGGATTTTCGGCAACTTTGCAATTACATCGCAGAAAAAAAACAAACACCATGAGCAACGAACCAACACCGATGACGGATGCCGGTAATTGTCCTAAGTCTTTTGATGAATGGTGGAACGACCATGAAAACGGATGCCCCACCCTAGTCCTAGACAATGACGAGCAATTCGCTTGCGCCGTATGGAATGCGGCACTTGCTGATCTTGGTAATAATTTACGATCCGAACTAACCGCCGTCACCGAGCAGCGGGATGCGCTGGCAAAGGCGATTATAACACACCGAGCCAAAGCCTTCCCGCTTACTGGTGAGGACTTTGACCAAGAACTATGGGAAGCACTCCAATCCCTAACCCCGAACGAACTATGAACGACACACCGAGAACTGATGCAGAATTATTTTTATCCCGCGGGATGGGAATAGTTCCAACACTACCAAAAGAAGTTGTCCGGATTGCTTTTTCCCGAACCCTTGAACGCGAACTCGCTGCCGTCACCGAGCAGCGGGACAGGCTGGCAGAGGCGTTGCGAGTCGCCACAGCTTACCCGTTAACCGAAAGCTGGTATAATCAAGCGATTGAGGCATTGGCTACATTGAAACAATGCGACTAAAAAAAACAATAAACAATTTTTCCGCACGACGCGGGAACAACGCAAACGCAAACACAAACACAAACACAACACACACAAAACATGAAAAAAGCAACAGTTACATTGACAAGTGCGAGTCCTTATTCGCAATCACGCCTTTACGCTGCGGAAATACCGAAGCTGGAAAAAGAATCATCCGGCGACTACGACGCTCGAAACTGGCGCGAGCACCAACACTACGACCGTAAAACAGGAATCGTTTACATTCCACCCATGGCGTTGAAAAACGCCTTGATGGAATGCGCTCAATATCTTGGAGAAAAAATCCCCGGCAAGGGACAAGCAACCTGGACAAAGCACTTCACCGCTGGCCTGTTGGTCACTGACCCGGTTATGCTTGGCGTTCACAAGGATGAGACCGAAGGAGAAACCTTTATGTGCCACGCTGACGGCAAACGCAGCAGCGGAACGCGCGTTCCTCGCAAGTTTCCGGTTATCCACGATTGGACAGCCACGGCAACATTTTACATCCTCGACCAGACAATCACAAAGGACGTTTTCGAGCGTTACCTTGTAGAAGCTGGCAAATTCATCGGCGTGGGGCGTTTCCGTCCTCGTAACGGTGGATTTTACGGTCGTTTCCATGTCGGCGATGACATGACATGGGAAAATGCTTGATAGATTTCCGACACCACACGCCACACCACAGCACGACACCGCACGCCACGACACTACACAACAATAGATTTCCACCACAACACTCCACACCACTACACTCCACGCCACACCACAGCACGACACGACATTTACTTTATCATGACAAAAACCATCACCGATACGCCTGCAAGCATATACGATGGCAATCGCCTTGTAATAACCGTGAATTGCTACGAAACGGCAATACAGTGGATTGCGCTTGTCAACCAGGCGGCGTTTTGGTTGGATGTTCCATGTCCTAAGTATGAAATAAAGCTATGAGAACCTTTTTGAAAGTCTATCACGCGCAACCGTTTATCAGCTCGATGCGTTTCCAAGTATTTGAGGTTATTCAACGCAAGGAAACAGAGCCGGTATACGACACGCGGGGCAGGCTGATAGGGACACAGGAAACAGGAGACACGGTCACAGTGATGCACTTGCTGGGACATGGGGCCATACCTCTTGACGCTGACTTGATGGCACAGGCGCACGGTTATCAGCCTTGGCAACCAGTCACAAGCGATTTAAACACGGCAAGGAAGGAAGTGACACAATGACAAGTAAACACGGCAAAATTGGCGCACAGGGCATCCTAGAGCGATCTAGGACAGGTCTAGTCATGTCTAGCACCAACCCCGGCATAAGGAGTCTCCTAAACTATTGTTTAGAACGCATGTTCTCTGACT